CGACAACGAGGGGAATTTGAATGGAATTGAAACAGCCTTAGTTGGCGTGTTCAATAAACTCGCAGCGTCATCCTTGACGTATAATGTGGGAGCAATTAGCCAGCCAAGCGTTCTAAACGTGGATTCTGGTTCATTGCTTACTTGCGAGATGTCACTGTCCGTACTAACCACCTGGAGTTAATATGTCCGAATGGGAAAAAGAGAACGAGGCCTTCCTGAAGAAAATCGGGCAGGTAACACCAGCAGCACCAAAACCAGCACCTACTAAGAAAGAAGAGGAATAAAAATTGGCCATATTCTTAAATAACAAGGTCGGGGTCAAATTAAATTCCGTTGACCTTTCTGACCATGTAACATCCGTGACTTTGAACCGCAACTTTGACGAAATTGAAATCAGCGCGATGGGCGATTCTGCACATAAATTTACAAAGGGCCTAGAGGCTTCTTCTGTAACTATTGACTTCCTAAACGACACAGCAGCAGCAAATGTTCTTGCAACATTGCAAGCAGCATGGGGAACAACTGTTACTCTTGTGTTACTTCAGGAAAAGGGAACTGCTGTTTCAGCAACAAATCCACTGTATACAATGTCAGTGCTTGTCAATGGAACGACTGATATTAACGGCGGAGTTGGTGACATCAGTTCTCAAAGTCTATCCTTTAACTGTAATTCAACAGTTGCAGTAACAACAACAGGCACATTCTAAAAACAAACTAAGGGGCAAAAAATGGCTAAGTTAAAAATAACAAGGGCAGATGGAACAATTGGAGATTATCCAATTACTCCGTTAGTGCAATATGGTTTTGAAATTTACGCTAAAAAGGGCTTTCACAAAGCGTTTATTGAAGACCAAAAGCAAAGCGATATTTTTTGGTTAGCCTGGGAATGTATTCGCAGGTCTGGTGAGACTGTTCCCATGTTTGGAGAAAAGTTTATTGAAACTTTAATTAACGTTGAAGTTCTTGATGACGATTCCCCGAACTAGGGCGCGATTCCATCACCTACCTTCTCGCTAAATTAAGCGTAAGGATAGGAGTCGCGCCACAACATTTATTAGAATTAGATGAAGTAATGCTGAAAAATTTGATAAAGGTTCTTCAGGACGAAGCAAAGGAGATTAGAGATGCCAACAGAAGTCGTGGGCGCACTCGCACTTCGTAAGGCATTGAGAGATTACGCTCCTGATTTAGCAACTGAACTTCGTCGTGAAGTTGCTGCTGCATTAAAGCCAGTTGTTGCACGCGCACGCGGTTACGCTCCAAGCGATACAAGCATCATGAGTGGATGGCAACGCCGTTCATTCTCTGAAGCAAAATTTCCTATGTACGATGCAAATATTGTACGCAAAGGAATCAGTTACAAAACAAGTCCTAGCCGTGCTAACAGTCGTGGTTTTAGTGCATTAGCATCAATTGAAAATAAATCTGCTCTAGGTGCAATTATTGAAACTGCTGGACGTAAAAATCCAGGGGGTCAGCCTTGGGTTGGCCCAAAACTTTACACAGGACAGAAGCGTTGGTCACACTCTAATAACCCAGGCGCAGGCGCACAGTTCATCAAGAACCTTGGCCCAATTTACGGAGAAAAGAAAACCTCTGGCATTGGTGATAAACGTGGTCGTTTGATTTATCGCGCTTGGCATGAACAAAACGGAAAAGTTATTGCTGCGTATTTCAAAGCAGTTGAGAATGTTACTGCAAAGTTTAATAAGCGCACTTCAATTGTAGATGTAAAGAGAGCAGCATAAATGGACGTTTCAAAGATAGCCATTCAGATTGCTTCAGAGTTCACAGGCTCTAAGGCTTTCAAGCAGGCTGAAACATCTACACAGAAACTTCAACGTCAGGTAAATAATCTTGGTCGTTCTTTAGGTCTTGCATTTGGAACTGCTGCCGTTGTTAGATTTGCAAAAGCGTCCGTTAAGGCATTTGCAGCCGATGATAATGCTGCGCGTTCATTATCAAAGACTTTAGAAAATGTTGGATTAAATACTCGGTATGCAGGCGATGAAGTTAATGGATATATTTCACGCCTTGAAAGACAAACGGGTGTTCTTGACGATGAACTTCGTCCAGCCATGGATAGGTTGTTGCGGGCCACTGGGTCAATTACTAAATCACAGGAATTGCTTGGACTTGCATTAGACATCTCGGCTGGTACAGGAAAAGATTTAACTACCGTTTCTCAGGGCTTACAAAAGGCATATTTGGGAAACAACGCTTCACTTGGCCGTTTAGGTGTAGGACTTTCAAAGGCTGAATTAAATAGCAGTTCATTCCTAGAGATTCAAACCAAATTAACAACACTTTTTGCTGGTCAGGCTAAAGATGCTGCTGACTCATTTCAAGGTTCTCTTAACAAATTAACGATTGCAAGCAATAACGCTAAAGAAGCAATTGGTAAAGGATTAGTTGATTCTTTGGTAATTCTTGGCGGAAGCAATTACGGCGGAACTACTGGAGCAGTGAACTTTATTGACAAGATGGCTTCTGGCATTGCAGAAGGCGCAAAGAACATTGCTTTCATGATTAAGCAATTTGAATCACTTAAACCAATAATTATTGCCATTGGTGCTTTGCTTCTTCTTTATTTTGCTCCAGTTACAGCAGCCGTTGCAGCACTTGGTTACATCCTTGCAAAAGGCGGCTCAAATCTAAAAAAGGCTCAATTTGCTAATGGAGTTATTCCAGGGGGAGCAGGTGGCCTTAAATCTTCAATGTCGGTTGCTGGTCAAACGGAAAACGCACTTGGTAAAAAACAACGCCTAGCCAAAGAAAAAGAAAATAAAATTATTGAAAAGGGCAATGGATTAAAAGCAATTGACAATGCCAATACGACAAGAAAACTTGTCTTAACTGGTGACCAATTAGCACTTCAAGAACTTGAAAAGAAATTTGATGTAGAACGCATTGGTCTTTACGCTGCTTTGAATCAATCAACCGATAGCGAAACACAAATGCGTCTTTTATCGCTCATTGCAATTCATGAGCAAAATGATGCACTTGCTGGTCAAATTAAAAAGGCTAACGAAACAACTAATGCTTTAGAGGCATTTCGTCAAGCAATTTTGGCTTCAATTAGTGCTTTGCTTGGAAAAACTCAGGCAACTCAGGCCGCTTTACAAAGTCAATTTGGAACTTCAACTTCAACTTCAACTTCTACTAGTATCCCTACTGCATCAAGTTCATTTAGCGCAGGTACATTTAGAGCAGCAGAAGCAGCAACAACTAACATTCAAGTAAATGTTAATGGTTCAATTACAACAGAACGTGACCTAGTATCAGCAATCACTCAGGGAATTTACAACAATCAGGCTTCTGGAATTCCAATCTCCTATACGACAGCGTTTAGATAATGGCATTACCAGCAACCATCTCAGTAAAAATTAACCTATCTGGTGGGGCTTCCTTTGGAAATCCTTTTATTCTTGGAACTTCTCAATTAGGTTTTGCTGAACTTGCTTCTAGCATTCCTGTAATTGTTGATGTTTCTACTAGTACAACAAACATTTCAACTCGACGTGGTCGCAATATTCTTCAGGACAATTATGAATCTGGACAAGCAACAATTCGTGTTGTTGACCCCAATGGTTATTGGAATCCGCAAAATACTTCAAGTCCTTATTATGGATTATTGCAACCTCTTAGAAAAATCCAAGCATCTGCTATATATAACGGTATAACTTATGGCATATTTGGTGGTTATATTACTGAATATCGTTACACGTATCCAACTGGTCAAGAAACAGGATATGTGACATTTATCTGTTATGACGCATTTCGTCTAATGTATAACTCCAATGTCACAACCGTTACAGGTGGCACAGCAGGACAAACAACTGCTCAGCGAGTTCAATCAATCCTCACCATGATTTCATGGCCACCTGCATTTACTAGTATTGGAACAGGTGCAACAACTGTTCAAGTAGACCCAGGTACAACACGCACAGTTTTAGAAGCAATTCAGACTTGCGAGTTCACAGAACAAGGCGCATTTTATATTGATGAAAATGGCGTTGCAACTTTTAAGGGCCGTCAATATGTATATGACGCGCAAAGCGCATCTCCAACAGTATTCAATCAAACGGGTGGCATTTCATATGCTGGAATTACCTTTGCGCTCGATGATAAGCAGATTGTGAACAAAGCAAGTGTGACTCGTATTGGTGGCACAACTCAGACTTACTCAGATGCAACTTCTATTGCTCAATACTTTACCAGGGCGATTACCGCTACCGATATGCTTATGCAGACTGACCCAGTAGCCCTAAGTCTTGCAACTGCCTATGTACAAAGCCGCGCAGAAACTTCTATCCGCATTGAAACAATTACCTTAGATTTAATGACTCCTTCCTATACTGCTGGAATTACAGCAGCCCTAAGCCTTGACTTCTTCAACACAGTAGACATCACCAATGAGCAACCTGGTGGATCGACTATCCAAAAGAAACTCCAAGTGCAGGGAATTGCTCACAACATCACTCCAAACACATGGACAACCACACTTGCTACGCAGGAGGCTTTACTTGATGTTATGTACTAGAATTGACCCTATGAAAGAGGTGTGCTAATGGCTGTTGGATTCCCAACTAAGGTTTCGTATGCGAATGGAGATGTGTTCTCCGCGAGCGACATAAATGACACTAACGGAACAATTAACCTGCTTGGTGCATCCGTTGCATATACCGCTGGCAAAAATAAGTTAATCAACGGTGACTTTTATTGGAATCAACGCAATTTTACCAGCAATACAACAGATGATTCATATAACTTTGATAGATGGTTTCAAAGCAATTCAGGTGGAACAGTAACCGTAACCCCACAAACTTTTACATTAGGTACTGCTCCAGTATCAGGCTACGAGGCAAATAACTATGTCCGTGTAGTTACTGCATCTCAAACCTTGAGTAGTCATTATTCTCAGTATCGTCAGAAAATAGAAAATGTAAGAACTTTTGCAGGTCAAACTGTAACGCTATCTTTCTGGGCTAAAGCATCTAGTGGCACTCCAAAGATTGCACCTATGCTTGCTCAGTATTTTGGTAGCGGTGGCAGCCCTTCCGCAAATGTAAATACAACAGGTTCATCTGTGACTTTATCTACATCATGGGCGCGCTACACAGCGACCATCGCAGTACCTTCAATTAGTGGTAAAACACTTGGCACAACCAATAACAGTTATTTAGGCGTGACTCTCTGGCTATCAGCAGGCTCAGATTACAACTCACTCAGCAATAGTCTTGGATTGCAAAATGCAACAATAGACATTTGGGGAGTACAACTAGAACAAGGTTCAACAGCCACAGCCTTCCAAACTGCAACGGGAACTATTCAAGGTGAATTGGCTGCTTGCCAAAGATATTACCAAAGAAATACATTTTCTAGTGGAAACTCACCTTCTACTGGTTATGGTTTTACACAAACAACAGCAATTCTTGATGTTCCTTTTGTGGCCACTGTACCTATGCGGGTAAGTCCAACGGCTGTTGATTATGCAAATATAACTGCTTACACAGCAGCCAATGGCAGTTTTACTGGTGGAACAGTAAGTATAAATCTATCATCACCATTTTTTACTGCCGTGAGATATACGCACGGCTCGGCTGTGTTCACAAATCAAGTTTATGGTTATTTATATGGAACTTCAGGTTACATCGGATTAAGTGCGGAGTTGTAAAATGGATAATGTTACTTTTTTTACAGATGAATTAAACGGTGTCTTACACGCCATTATTGACCGAGGCAATGGGGAATACACCTCGATGCTTAAATCAACCTATGATGAAATGATTGCTAATGAAGCCGCTCCTCTGTAAAGCAGGGCAACAACTTCGTGAGCAGATTGATGATTCCTTTCCAGACCGCGATAGAAAGTCTGATGGTTGGATAGGCGATGCTCGTCACCAAAGAGCAGGTACTAGTGACCACCTTCCCGATAAGGTTGACGGCTACGTCAGGGCTATTGATGTGGATAAGGACCTCGACACATTGCCCTCCACAGGTGCTTATCTTGCCGACCAAATACGTCTTTGTGCCAAAGCAGGCGATAACAGAGTCTCCTACGTCATCTATGCAGGAAAGATTGCCAGTTCTAAGAAGTCTTGGCGTTGGCGTCCTTATGATGGGATTAATCAGCACAATCACCATATCCATATTTCATTCACTAAAGAAGGCGATTCAAATGGTCGCTGGTTCGAAATCCCAATGCTAGGAGCAACCAATGAAAATAACTAAAAGCACAAAGAACGCAATTAAGTCATACCTAAAGGCAGTTGCAGTTTCAGCAATTACCCTAGGCCTTGCACTCGTTGCTGATATTCGTCCTGAATATGCAGTTCTTGCTTCCGCCTTAGTTGGTCCAATTGTAAAGTACCTAGACCCTTCTGATGACCAAGTGGGATGAGTCCCCAAGATTGGGCGGCTGTTGTCGCTGTTGCGCTGACCGTTATTGGTTCATTTATTGGCTCTGTCAAATGGCTAGTAAAGCATTACCTCGCAGAACTAAAAACTAACGGTGGGTCAAGCATGCGTGACGAATTTAATTTAAGAATTTCTGCTTTAGAAGCGCGTGTTGAAACTGTAATTCGTATCCTAGAGAGGTGACACTTATCTCATGGCAAGAAAAGCAACTAAGAAGTTAGTGGATGAAGGCTATTCCAAATTAGACGCTTGGGCAATTGGGGTACATGAGATGTATCGCAGTTTAAGGCGCGCAGGCTTTGAGGTTGATTTGGCACTTGCCATAATTGTTGAACGTCAGGCTTATCCAGAATGGATACTTCCATCGCCTATTAACCCAAACATACCTGAGCCAGACTGGTACGACGATGAGGATGAATGAAGAAAACTATCGTTTGGCCCGATTTGCAATGTCCTTACGAGGATGTACATGTTGTACGCAATTTTGAACTATTTGCAAAAGAATTTAAGCACGACTCTGTTGTTACTATCGGAGATGAGATTGACCTCCCACAGATAAGCCGTTGGACTGAGAACACTCCAGGCTGGTATGAACAGACATTAGCCGATGACCGCGACCATACAGTTGACGTTTTATGGCGATTGACCCAATACGCCAAGGAAGCGCACGCCATTCGTTCTAATCATACGGACCGTTTGTATAACGTCATCATGAAGAAGATTCCAGCCTTCCTATCCTTGCCTGAACTAAAGTTTGAAAAGTTCTTAAAACTTGATGAACTAGGCATCCAATTCCACAAAGAGGCTTACCCCATCGCACGCGGCTGGATTGCCGTTCATGGTGATTTAGGTGGCCTTAACCCTAACCCTGGAATGAGCGCGTTGAACCAAGCCAAAAAGGCAGGCGTGTCAACTATTATGGGACACACTCATCGTGCTGGTAGAAGTGCCTCTTCTGAGGCCTACAACGGCTCTGTGAGGCGCGTACTGCATGGAGTTGAGGTAGGACATGCAATGAACGTAAAGGCCGCTAAATACGTTTCTATGCCGAATTGGCAGCAAGCCTTTGCCATTGTCACCGAGATAGGCAAGAATGTCCAGGTCGACCTTATTTATGTAGAAAAGGATGGCACGTTTCTAGTTCACGGTAAGCGTTATGGGCGGCCTCGCTAGCGACATTTTCCCTGTTTGCAGGGATGTCGATGACCAGATGGATGATTCAGAATTGTTACCATTTCGTTATCAAAATATGCTTGACTCCAGATAATCCTGTGTAACACTAATGCCATAACCAATCGAACGAATTGGGAAAAGGGGCAAAAGATGGGCGCAATGAAAGCAGTTTATATGGACATGGCAGAGGATTTTGAAAACCTCAATGAAACATCAATGCAGTTCAAAGGCAACAACTGGGAAGCACAGGATGGACGCTTCGAAGGCACAGTTGACTATTCCAAGCAATACATTTACTGGTTCGATAATTATGCGAACCTCATGGCAGCACGCACAATTTTGCAGGACTTTGGCGATACTTATGAAGTTCTCTTTGATGACGCGCTAGGGCAATGGACTCTCATAACTGATTATCAATCAATGTGTTGGAGTAACTAATGCCAATGTGGTTATTGTTCACTCAGGCCATGGTGTTTATCTTTATTGGCTATTACATCGGCATTACAATCGGCAAGGAACAAGGCCATCGTGACGGCTATCTTCGTGGTCGTGCTGTTTCACGACAAGAATTTTGGAGGGAATAATGAAAGCAACTGAGGTACTTATCAATGCAATCGACGTTATGCAAAGTCGTTCTAAAACATACGGTTCAGCAAAAATCAATCAAGGTCGCATCGCTGCAAGGCTTACCTGTTTATTTAGTTACCCAGTCACAGACTATGAGGCTTGTCTTGCAATGGTCGAGGTCAAACTCAGCAGAATCCAGGAAAGTCCAAGACACGTTGATTCCTACCAAGACGCCATCGCTTATTTGAGCATGGCCCTCGAACTCGCTACGGAAGAAGATGAACTATATGTTTGAATTAGATAAGCCAACTTGGGCAATGATGCAAACAATAAAAATAAATGCTTACCAAACTGGAGAAATGCAGTTGGCGTTGTATTGGCAAAATGAACAACTATCTAAAAAATTAAGCGACATTATATTTGCATTAAAGGAGCAAAATGTTTGATTTGAGTTCGTATGAGGATGTAAATTCCAGGATTCGCCGTTTTCAAATTGCATACCCAGTCGGAAGGATTGTTACAGATGTCATTCAATTTAATGCTGAGAAGGGTCATGTGCTTATATCAGCCCAGATTTACCGCGAGCATGAAGATACGCTTCCTGCTGCTGTCGATTACGCTTTTGGAGATGCAAGTACGTTTAATGCTTCGATACGTAAGTTTTACGTTGAAGATACTGTCACGTCAGCGATTGGCAGAGCATTATCACTTATCCTCGAAACAACACACAAACCCACAGTTCAAGACATGGCAAGAACAAAACTTGCAGAACCAAGACCAGAAAAATATATCCCTGTCATGAAAGAAGATGACCCATGGACTATTAAGACAGTTGCAATGCCAATAACTAGCGAAGAAGCGGTGGCAACAGTCAAAGACATTATAGGTGGCAGCACTGACAAAGATGTGCCGAAATGTCCGCATGGGGAAATGTATTGGGCTCATGGTATGACCAAGGCGAACAAAGCCTGGGGACATTTCAAGTGCATGGCAGCAGCGACAGGTGAAATGGATAGATGTCCTAAAGGTGAAGATGTACGTTGGTATGAAATAGGCCCAGATGGCGCTTGGCGTCCTCAAAAGGTTAGGGCATAACATGGCTGAAATGGTAATCTTTGATAATGGAACAGCAACCATCATGGGCGGAGAGTTCGAAGAGCCGCAAGATGTTGTTATCTATTGCGATTTATGCAATGAACCTTTGGCTATTACTCCAAAACCTTATGATGAGGTATTTATTACTTGTCTAAAATGTCATGCTGTAAGCCATATTGCACTGACTGTTAGCAAGGACGTTGCTGCCGAGGCAACACCGCAAGCATAGAGGTTATGCGACTGAAAGGCTGGTGGCATCATATTTGCAGCAATGGTGGCCGCACGCTAGCGTAGGTCGAGGTCAAGGCAAAGATTGTCTTAATGTTCCGTTCGA